CAGGACCAGTTGTCACCGAATCCGTACTTGCCGTGAACCACCCAGGTCCGGACCGTGCCGTCCAGATCCACCGCTTCCGGCAGAGGATGGAATCCCGGCATCCCGATGTTGTCGGTGTAGTCGATGCCCCATCCGGAGGAATCGTCCACGAACTTCACCCAGCCGGTCATCTGCAGAACGCCGACGATCCGGCTCTCATTGTACCGATCAAAGCCTCCGGCAATGCCGTCGATGGCCGTGATGTGCGGTTTCCCAGTCTCGTCCAGATAGACGTTGCAGTCCACCGGGGCGAAGAGCGGGATCCCGGCGAAGTCATCCTGTCCCGCCACAGTTTCCGTGGAAGGAACACAGGTTTTGCCCACGCAGTCGCCGGTTCTGGTGCCGTCCGAGCTCATGGACGCGCCTTCCACCGGAAGGTTGAAGCGGACGCCGCCGTAGAATCCCGTCCGGGTCAGGGTGTACCACTTGTCGCACAGCTCCGTGAGGTCCGTCATGACGGTGGCGCCGTGGGCCGTGAACCACTTTTTCATTGTGGTCTTGTAGTTGCTCTCATCCAGCATGGCCAGAAAGCTCATGTCGCTCTCTGCATAGACCGCATCCGCCACAGCCTTCACACCTTCGATCAAGCGGTCCATCTGATCGGCATTCGGTCTGGTTCTGGTAATATCGCTCATATCGGTTCAAACTCCTTTCAGCTCATGCCTGCATTTCGGTGAAGGTTTCCACCAGATAGCCGTTCATCACGTTTTTTGCTACTGTGTACCTTTTCCCGGTGTCCATATCAATGATGGTGTCACCGTTTTCACCTCTCGGAATGCCAAACTTCAGGGTGACGGCTCCGGTTTCCGAGTCCACCTTCTTTTCCACAGTGGCCTCAGATCCCTCTTTCAGCGTTTCGGACTCCACGCCCAGGTCCTTGATAGCCTGAGATGCTGCCTCCGCATCTTCTGCCGACTTGGCAGCTGCACCGGCCTTCTGGCTGGCCGTGTTTGCGGATCCGCCGGCCGAGAACGCCGACTGTTCAGCTGAGCTTGCCGATCTGGATGCAGCGGTCGCCGAACCTTCTGCGGCGCCGGCACTTCTGCCAGCTGCCGTTGCTGCGGCGCCTGCTTCCGTCGCGGAGCCTGCTGCATCGCTGGCCGACTTTCCGGCTGCTGTGGCAGATCCAGCCGCAGCGTCCTTCGCCGCCTCGGCATCCGCCTTCGCTGTGCCAGCCGCAGAAGCACTTCCGGCAGCTGCCTCAGCTTTCTCCGAGGCCAGACCGGCAAAATATGATGCGTTGTTGTGGTAGTAGTCGGAACCTTCCTCAACTGCCTGCCCGTCCTGGGTGCCTGTGGCATAGCCCTCGGCCTTCAGGGCATCGGCCCCGGCGTCCGCTTCGTGCTGCTCCGCAGTCTCCGCAGCCGCCTCGGCCCTCTCGACGCCGTTGTTCAGTGCCTCGATCAGGCTGTCGATGATGCTCCGCTTTTCCGGAGTAGGAGTTTCTTCCGATACTGGCAGCTTGCCATTGACCGGAATGTCGATCTCACCCACCGTCTGAACGGATTCATCCGGACCGTTCAGAACGATATAGGCCTTGATGGCCTTCCCAGTCAGAAGGTATTCATCCGGGATCTCGATGCCGTCAGGCGTCCCGATCACGGATTTTGCCAGCGCGTCTCCCTCGTTTGCGAAGTCCACGCGGAAATACTCCGGCAGACCGTAGAACCCCAGAATCTCAAGTACCTGCTTCTGGTTGTACTTGTACATGATTGCAGGAGCAACGACCTTCCGCTTCCCGTAGAACGCAACAGGGATTCTGTTGATGTTCATACCGCTGATCCCTCCTAAGAATGATTTCTATGTGGCATCAGCGCAACGCATCATACCACATGGCGTAATAAGTTTTGAATAGCCCTTACTCCAAGGCGTAATAAAATTCCGGTATGGCGGAATCACGGGAGTAGATAGACCGCAAGAAATGTAAATCCGGAATCGGCTGCCACTGTACCGGTGCTGCCTTTTCCGACACGCAGAGCTCCGGTTGCAGAGATGATCGCTGCATATGCCGTTGAAAGCCACACCTGTGCAGGCGATGCCGTCGCTGGCCTTTTGCCGGCTGCAATCGTTGCAATTGTGGTGTCTGTCGACATTGTCACTTCTTGCGTTGTGCGGATGTTGATCTGTACCATCGCCAGCTTGCCCCATTGCCAGTAGTCTGCCGAAGTGACGGTCCAGCCCTCCTCTGCTGTCAGGATTTCTGAGACAGTCGTTGTGTGAGTCGTTCCCGTCTGACCGCTGCCCCCCTTGTTGATCGGCATCGTACCGGTTACTTTGCTGACGCTGATAGACGGGATATCGTCTGCCGTCAGCGCTCGAAACGACGGCGCTGCGGCGTTCCCGCTGCTCGGTCCGGCGAACACTCTGTTGGCATTTGCGATGGTCGTTCCCGTCCCGCCCTGATTAACCTTGATCGGCAGTGCACCGTTCGTCCCAAGATCGAGTATTTTCCGCCATGCGACAGGATCGAGGGAAACACTTGCGTTCCCTTCTTCATCAAGGTAAAGACCGAGAGTGTTATTCGCCGTGGTGCCGTTGACAGTCCTCGAAGCGTATATTTGTAGTCCGGTCCTTCCGTCCGTGCCGAAATAACCAAGGATTCTGGCGTATACCTTGTTCAGGGCATCTCGCAGCTGGAATGCATGGACCCACGAGGTGGATTCCGGTCTTGTCCCGATAACAACATCGGAAGCGTCAATATCAAGCCTGGTACCTTCCAGAACCAGCGGGCCCGTCATGGTATCGCCGCTGCGACGGACGTATGGTCCGGATGCCGGTGCGCTTTTCCCGATCCGTCCCAGCACAATGTATGTTCCGGATAATTGCATCACGACAACCCGGTCTCCAGCGGCAGGATCCGGGTAGGCGCTGGTCAGGAATTTGTACTTCTTCTGTGTGGCCTCGCTTTCACCGTCCAAGATCATGGTCAAGCCGTCGTTTGTGACGGAAACCACCGTTGCCAGCAGCAGTTCCTGCTTTTGGCTGTCTTTTTCCCGGTCAAGAAGCATCTTAAACGGATTATCCAAGTGGGATCACCGTCCTCTCCAGCGTGTGGTTCATCATTCCGCCGATTATCAGCTCCATCTCCCAGCCTGTTTCGATACAAACCGTCATCAGCTCCCCGTATCGCAGGGCGATCACATCGTTGACGCCGAAGCCCGGCAACAGACAGGTCTGAACGGTAATAATCTCACCGGCAAGCATGCTGTCCGTGACCTGTCGGTTGGCGAAAGTCTGAAGAGCTTCCTGTGATGCGATATTGTCCACTTGGATGACCTTTGTGATTCTGCGTCCTCGGCAGGCAATGGAGAGAGGTGACTGCGGATTGGTGTTCTCGGCTACCGCCAGCATCTGTGTATCTTTGTCCGGATTGCTGCAGAGGCAGACAAACACGTTCGGGGCTGAGAGAATGTCTGTCTCGGTCCGGATCCCTGGCAGCATCAGGCTCTCGATGCTGTGCTCGTCAAGTACGTGTTCGATGTTCTTTGCGTCCGGGATAGCGATTGGCTCGACGACGGCATTGCCGAGGCCGTCAAACCACACCTGGTTATAATTGATCTCAGCCAGAAGCGCATTGGCAATGTCAAGATAGCTCGTCCCGGACGGCCACTCCCGATCCTCCGGCAGAACTTCGTCCGTGTCTGTTGCACTGACAGCGGCAATGCCGGAGGCAGTTAATACAGACACCGCTGCTGAGACATAATTCGTCCCGGCAGCGATAAAATACATGCCTTCTGTTCGGTGATCCTGCACCATCCAGCATCGGTCCTGTGCCGAAACGGATATGCTTTTGGATACACCGTCATCTGATTCATCTACTTTGTTGGGGCAATAGATTCCGAGGCTGTACCTGGTTCCGTCGATGATGATCTCCGGGCTGATTTCGTCCGTCAGCCAGTTCACATCTTTCTTTGGCCTCAGAAACGTCCCGGAAAAGCTGGTCTTAACCGTGCCACTGCTCCGCATCGAGATGCGCGGGGCGCTGTTCGCGCTTGGGAAGAGTTCCCCGAAATAAGACCCGTTTCTCATAATGTGATATCGAAACTCAACTGTCCTTATCATCGACAAAATCCTCCCAGTCTGTCTGCTGGATGGTGAAGGAGTAGGTCGCATAGAACTCCGGCACAACAAGATTGTACCCTGTAAAGCCTCCTATGACGATGTGCCCCCTTCTGCTTTTCAGCACAACAACCTTCCCACGCAGCTGTAGGAACGCCATTTCGCTTTCCATGTCAGCAAAGGAGCAGACAAATGAACCTTCCAGATTTTCATTCTCTGACATCTCCAGGATTGGGTATTTCGCTGCGGTGATATGCTGCAATACGCTGTTCTTGGACCAGGTAAAATTATCCGTGTTATTGGAATTGTCGCTTAGATGGATTCTGATCCACTCGCCACCGTCAGCTTCTGCAATCACAGATTCGTGAGTCTCCATAACCCCTTCCACAGTATTCGACCGGACATAGTTTTCATTGTTCAGCCAGACCTCCGCATAGTATCTGTGCCGGCCGATGGCAAAACGGTCGGTGAAGGTGTTTTTCCCGGCTGTCTGCCCGATGTGCTTTCCGTCACGGTACCACTGAATTGCCGTGACTTCCGGAATGTCGGTCGGCGTTGCGGTGAGATCGGCGTCAATGTTGAAAATGCCGCTGAGCTCCAGTGTCCCTTCCGGTTCGTTTGCAATCAGCACAGAGGTCTCCGCGTAATTGCTCCAGAGTCCATATTTGCCCTGGATTCGGATCAGGATGCTGTGCACTCCGTCTTCCAGAGGTTCCGGTACCTGCCAGCTGTAAACAGTCGGACCGTATTCTGCGGCTACAATTACACCGTCAATCGTGATCTCATAAGCCCCCTGGTCTTCCGACTGCCATCTGATTGTTGATAGCGGCACATTGCTGGCGGATAGGCCGGCCGGAGGTTCCGGTGCACGCAGCACCACGAAAGATGCTGAGTCAGCTGGGCCAGCAACATCGTCCCTGTTGTAGGTCTGCACGCGCCATTCCACCGGACCGGCCACCAGAGTGTACGCAGCCAAAGTGTAGGAGTAGACCTCCTGCGTCGTGTCAAGTATTGTGTGCCAGGAAGACTCTGTCGGAAGCTTCCATTCCAGGACAGTCCTGCTCGGCACTGAGCCGTCACTGTTTCGCACGGTCCACAGGAAGGTGATTTCCTTTGTTCCATCCTCCACCCTGCCGACAGGGGCCTGACAGATGGCATAAGACGTCCCGGCCGCTGTGGAAAAGCTGTAGATCTCGGACTCCGAGGCACAGCCTCCGACGTCTTCACCGCTGAGATACCACTCAATAGTAGATGCAACAGGGAAGGTATTGGCCGGGATGGTGACGCTGCCGGTACTCCCGGAAGCCGCAACATCAGTCCACGCCTCACTCCCGCTGATCCTCCAGTGGAATACTGCCGAAGCCTGGTCATAGGAGGCTTTTGCCGTTTTGAAGTACCACGAGAAGGTGATGGCATTTCGGGGATCTCGGTACCCGGAGGTCGGGCTGTTTTGCGGTGTGATCTGTGACGTGACGGTACGGAAGGACGACGCTGAGGTCTCTGAGCTGCATCCGCCCGTGTCGGTGCCTGAGAGATACCAGTAGATCGTGGTGGCATTCCCAGGGAAGGTGTTCTTCGGCACAGTCAGGCTCGTCGTGCTGCCGGATGCGCTGATTGTCTGCCACGGATCCGCCGTAGACGCCCGCCAGTGCAGGGCTGCGGAGGCCTGATCGTATTCAACCTGTCCGCTCTTGAACGCCCAGGAGAAAGTGAGGGGTTGTCCGGACTCTACGCTGTTTCCGCTCGGGTAGGTTACCGCTGTGATTTTCGGAGATAGGGTGCTGAAGGAAGCGGTGTTGGTGCTATGGGCGGTGTCTGCCTTCCCTGTAGCACTCAGATACCATTGGATCGAGGATCCCGTCGGGAACGTGTTCGCCGGCACGGTGCAGTTCTTCGTATTCCCGCTGATGCTGATCTCGTGCCATGCTCCGCTCGTCCCCACGCGCCAGTAAAGCGTAGCTGATTCCTGGGTGTATTCGCCGTTTGCGTTATAGAGGGACCATGTAAACAGGGTGCTGTTTCGCGGATCATAGTTAGAACCGGATGGGTTCCCTGTCATTTTGAGGGAAACCGCCGCTGTCTTGAATGTTGCCGCGTTCGTGGTCTTCGTGATTCCGCTGCTGTCCGTTGCGCTCAGATACCACTGAATGGTGGAATTTGCCGGGAATGTGTATCCGGGGACAGTGCATGACTTGACGTTTCCTGAGATGCTGACTTCATTGTAGGTGCTGGCGGAACTGGCTCTCCAGTAGAGCTTTGCGGATGCCTGAGTATAGTCTCCTGAGGAGTTTTTAAGCGTCCACATAAACACCGTGTCGCCCCTGGAGTCGTAATCATTGCCGGATGGAGCGCTTGTCACGGTCAGCACGGGTGCAAGGGTGGTGAACGAATATGTTGCGCTTGTGATCGTGTTGCCGTCTTTGTCTGTGGATGTCAGGTACCACTGGATCGTCGATCCGCTTGGGAATGTATAACCGGGCACGGAGAGGGTCTTTGTGTTCCCGGAAACGCTGATGCTGTTCCATGTTTCTGCGCCGCTCACCCTCCAGAAGAGCTTTGCGGAGGCTTGCGTGTAGTCCGTGCTGCCGAATCTCAGCGTCCAGTTCCACGCTTTTGCCGTGCGGTTGTCGGCATTGCTGGCCGGGCCCGTGACGCTCAGGGTCGGGAGCTTGGTTGTAAAGGTCGCTGTATCCGTATTGACCGTGGTACCGCCCGTCTCGGTAACTGCGACGTAGTATTCAATCGTCTTTCCTGCCGGGAAGGTGTTGGCCGGAACAGCAAATGACGTGGTGCTGCCGGATACATTGATGCTCTTCCAGCTTCCGCCGGACACTCGCCAGTAAAACTTTGCCGAAGACTGCGTCCAGGTATTGTCGAAGCAATTGTATCCATTCTTGCTGGCCAGTCTCCAGGACAGTGAGTTGGCAACGGTGGGGTCTGCATTGTTGGAAAGTTTACTGTACAATGTGGCCTTGCACGTTTCAATTTCGCTATCTGAATAAGTGACTCTTACATAAGGAGTCCCGCCACCGGCAAGAACAACTTTTGCATACCACGGCGTTTGACCGGATGCATATTGTCCGGAATACAATGCAAACGCGGTTCCCTGAAGTAGGTCTTCAATCTGGTCGGCTGTAAGATCAATCCAAATATCGCTCCACGTACCCTCTGGGAGTGCAAGAGTACTTGCGCTTACCGACGCCAAGGTGGAATAACGGACCGTATCAGGCTGCGTGTTCCAAGTGACGCTTCCCGCGTCAAAGTTATTGCGCATACTGGCATACAGCGACATGCTCGCGACTTGGACATAGACACGAATCTTCGCGCTGATTAACCTGTTGCGTTTCAGGCTTGCCGGCCATGCTCCAATGCCGAACAAAAGCCTGTTTTCAGGCGCACCATACCAAGTAGCGTCTGTACCGACTAAATAATTAGTCCCGCCGTTTGTGCCGTAGTGCGTCGTAGGATATGCATTTCTGATATATGCACTTTTAGTAACAGCAACGTCTCTTGTTACATTTGCCATCGTCTCACCTCGTTCGGATCAGGTCCGGCGCACTCAACATGATTTTCACTACGTCGTTGAATTCCTTGACGTTTTTGGCGTCGATGGTAATTGTTCCGATGTAGATGCTGCCCGCGCCTCTGCTTTCCTGTGCGTTCATGATCCGTGATCCTTTCGGCAGATCAACCAGCTCCGGTCCGGCTTCGCCGACCCATGTCAGGCCGCCGCGCCAGTTGTCGGTGCCGCCCGCGTTCCGGCCGTAGTTGCCTTCCCATCTGCCGGTCTGCGAGTTATAGTAATTTCCGGCAGAAACGCTTCCAGCTCCCTGCCATTTCTGCAGGTTGGAGTAGGTGCCCGAACTGGCGCCGTAGCCGAGCGCGTTGCCGATCCGGGTAAGTCCGGCCGGCGCGCCGACGATCGTCAGGGTCTGGATCAGGCCGATAGCCACGTTTGCCGCGTCGGCAATCCACGCCAGCACACCGGCGATTCCGTGCAGCACCTCATACACTGGGCTCAATCGCCCCGGTGCCGTGTCCGCGGCATCAAGAAGATCCGTGAGCGGCTGCAGCATGGCCGACAGGAAGCTGAAGATCTCTCCTACGCCCTCAATAATGTGGGAATCGACCAGTGCGCTCCCGGCCGATCCGACCAGCTTGCCGAAGTTTTCCAGGGCTTCCCTGGAAGCCGGGGCGAACTCGGCCGCAATTTTCTTTTTCAGGCCTTCCCACTGATTGTTGTTCAGCTGGATCTGGTCGTCCAGTTCGCCGAGAACCGCGATCTGGTCATCGGTGAGAACATAATTCTCCTTCGCGGCTTCCATGTATTCCTTCAGGGTTTCCGTTCCGGAGACAATCAGTGGGTTCAGGCTTTGATAGGATTTGCCGAACAGATCGCTGGCAATGGCGTTCCGCTCGGTCTCGTTTCCCATATTATGAAGAGCGTCAATCACTTCCATGATGACCTCTTCCGCAGGCCTCAGGCTTCCGTCGCTGGTGTCGATAATGGAAACGCCCAACTGCTCGAAGGTTGCCGCCAGCTTCTCGTTGCCATCTCTGGCATCCGCCATTTTGTCGGTGAGACGCTGCATGGACCCGGTGAAGGTGTCCAGATCCACATCCACAAGGTTCTGTGCATATTCATATGCCTGCAGAAATTCTGTAGAGAGGCCTGTCATGGCGCTCTGTGTGATGATTTCATCGGCGTATGCGGCGTATTCCACCGTCATCTGGTGGAGTGCCTTGATTCCCTCATAGACTGCCGTCACACCTGCGGCAGCGGCGCCCATGGCGGCAACCGTCCCAGTGCTGAAGGATCCCATGCCGTTCAGGGCGGACTTGGCTGCATCCGGAAGCTGGATACCGAACTTGCTGGAAATGCCGCTCAGTGCGTCTCCGATCCCGGTCAGGCCCTTTTCCTCCATGCCGAGCTTGGTCAGGTGATCCTGAAGAGCCTGCGAGTTCCGCTGAATGGCGGCGGAGGTGTTGTTGTAGGCCGTCGCTGCCTGATTGACCTGAATCTTCAGATGTGCGATCTCTTCCTCGGTGGCCGTTTCGGAGTTCAGTGCGGCTTCCAGTGCCGCCTTCAGTGTCTTGTACTTTTCCTCCTGCTCAGCGAGGATCGCCGTCAGGGTCTCCTGCTTGGCCCGGTAGGTCTCCGTTGCGTCCGCTCCTGCGGCGAACTCGGAATCCAGTTCCTGCAGCTCCGAGTTCAGCACGGCGATCTGCTGATCGAATGCCTCCGTGCTGTACTTCTGCTGCTCCATGGCCTTGTTGTTGTCCTCGATCGCCCGTTCCAGGTTGATGACTGAGGTTTCGGCGCTGGCCAGCTGGGCGGCATAGCTCTGGGTCTTGGTGCTTGCCTCGCCGTATTCCTGAGCCGCCCACTTGACCGCCTCCTGCAGCTGCGCGACCTTTTCCTTCTGCTGGTCCAGCATAGTCTGCAGGCCCTCGCCCCTTTTGGTGAGAAAGTCCAGGCTGTCCGAATTGCCCTGATACTCTGCGGAGAGGCGCTTGAGCTCAGCGCCCATGGTCTTGTTGGCCGCGTTCAGCTCAGAGATCGCCTGCTTGTACTTTGCTTCGCCGGAGAGGGCGACCTCAACATTCACTTTTCTGGAGCTTCCCGCCATGGAGCATCACCTTCCGTTGAAATAATTCACAAGGCTTTTCTCATTTCCCGCCGGAACGTCGAGGTCCACGAACCGCGTCCTCTTCCCTCCGGTGCTGATGGTTCTATCCCCCGCGTCCCGCGTACTCCTGATTGGGCGAAACCGGGCGTTAAACAGGGCGTGCAGCCGTCTGGGATTCATCGTCTTCCAGAAGGTCCGCTCATCCTGACCGCAATCAAACATCCATACGCTGAGATACCGGGCGAAATCAATCGCTGAGGATTGATCCGCCCGGTCCGTCAGTTTCCCGAGTCTTCATCGGGCTTCGTCTCTTCGGTTTTCAGACCGTCAGCCGCTGTCTTTGCCGCGCCCTCTTCCGTCTCGGGCGTCATAGCCCGGAAGAACATGCCGGTCACGTCCAGCATCCTCATCATGGCCGGAGTAAAGAGCTTCTTGACCTTCCGGTTGGTCCAGTCCTGTTCCCAGCCCTGATCCTCCGCATAGTCGTTGAGCATCGCGGCCACGGTGATGGCGTTTCCGTCATACATGTTCTTGTTCATGAGACCTTTGATCTCGCCGCCGCAGGCTTCCTGGATCCGTTCCAGGACGGACATGTTCATGCGCAGCGTGTAGGTTCTCTCGCCGATCTGGATCGGCTTTTCTTCGAGTCGAAGGGTAATCATCGTGTTCTGTTCCTTTCTTGAAATTCTGCTCAGGTGGTGCTCAGCACGGCGTCACACCATGCTCTGGCCAGCGCCTCGGTGTCCACCGTAACGGCTTCCTTGATCTGGCCTTCCTCGGAATCGTCCGCCAGAAACTCGCCGTTGGTGACCGGCGTCTGGAACTGAATGTTCTCACCCGCGGTCCGAAGCGCCTCACTCGGTTCGCCGAACATGCACTTGCCGACGAAGATGCAGTCGTATTTCTCCACTCCCTCGTACAGCGCCGGAGTGTAGAACGAGGTGCCGACGTACTGGCCGAGAGTGTTGCGCTTGGTCACAAGGGACGTGACCTCGGTCGCCTGGCCTCCGGCCGGTGTAATGGTACGCGCCTTCTCGCTCAGGCCGAACATGAGCTTCTGCGCCCCCTGAAGGATGTACTTCACACCCAGGGAGATGGTGCCGCCGGTGCATTTGCGAATGAACTCGGCAAGCGTGGATTCTGCGTACAGACGGCCCTCAGCAAAGCGAAGCTCGATGTTGGCCGTCATGGCGTCGCCGACCTTCTGCTTATTCTCGAAGGTGATGACGCCGTTGTTGTTGACGTATTTTGCGCACTGGATATAGCGCAGGTCATACTTGGCCATGGGGTATTCCTCCCTATTTCTTGAAATTCTCCTCGATCCAGTCCCCTATGATCGTGACGCCGGGTTCTGAGATCAGGGCTTCGT